TGATTTGGGCGCTGCTCGATATGCGCGACGATCGGCGTGCTCGGCAGCGCCGCGCGCAGCCCTCACCGCTGCATCGACCCATCGAAACGGAGATCGCACTATGAGCCAGCAACCATTAGGCGGCTGCACATGCCCGGGGCTGTGCCCGGTGCACGACCGCGAGCCCGCCGCCGGGCGTGACCTGAGCGGCATCGGCTGCGACGAAGTCAGCAGCCTGACCGGCGAAATCAGACCACCCGAATCGGAGGACCACCCGTGAACTCACCCGCCCCACTGCCGCCGCGCGATGACCTGCTGCTTATCCGCCGCAGCCAGCTCATCAAGAGCCTGCGCGAGCACGCCCACGACTACGACCCTGAGCTGTTCGTGTCGTCGCTGCCAGTGATCGGCACGCTGTTCGCCGGTGACGTCGTCAGCGTCACGCGCGGTGACACCGGCGTGTCGGCCCCCATCGCCGGGGTCGGTGGGTCGTGACCGAGGAGACCTGGCTGGCGCTGATCGCCGCTGTCACCGGCCACGGCCCGGTGCCCGTCAACCCGCTCGACGTGATGACGGGCGAAGCACAATGACCAACTACCCGAGAGGAGCACACGATGGCGCTGCTGCTGGCAGACCTTCGCCGTCTCGGGATCACGCGTGCTCGGGTTGACCGTGCGACCGCCTGCCACTACCGCGACTCCCGCCGCATCGTCGTCGTCGCCGACGAAGGCGACTTCGGCGCGGCACTGGAGGCGTTGATCGAGTTGGCCGACAAGGTCGCCCCTGATGACGCCGGGGTCGCGGCAGTGATCGCCGGAGCGCAGCCGCTATGACCCCGCTCGGCACCGAAGTCGCAGAGCTGACACCCGAGCACGCCGACGGCACGTATTGGGTCGATGTCGAGGGTGACCTGTGGGTGGGTAGCCCGATGCTCGGCTGGATCACTGCACACTGGAGCCCGTTCGCGATTGTGAGCCAGCCCGCTGGCCCGAGCGCGGTCTACGGGCCGTACCGGGCAGTGCTCGGCCCGCCGGAAAGGAGCCAGCCGTGACCGCCGCCTTCAACGACGACGACATCAACAGCCTGCTCAACGAGGAGCTGTACGCCCGCCGGGTCAAGGCCCTGTTCCTGAGCAACGCCGGAGCCACGATCGCCGCCATTGCCGCCGAGCTGGAAGTCAGCACCGCCACCGTGCGCAAAGACCTGGAGATCGCCAAACGCCAGTACCTCGCCGAGACGCCGGAGCAGCGGCGGGCGACGCAGATGGCGGTGATCCTCGACATGCGCAAGGCCAACTACCCGGCGATGCTGCGCGGTGACGCTGACGCCGCCAACGTCATCCTGCGCGGCCTCAAACAGGAGGCATCGCTGTTCGGCCTGTTCCCGAAGGTGATCGAGGTGCCCGGTATCGACACCGTCGCCGCCGCCAACGAAGCTGCTGCCCTGATCGAACGCATTGCCCAAATCGACCCTCAAGGACTCAAGGAGATCACCCGTGGACACACTGACCAGCCGCCTCTCGACGTCACTGAAGTCCCTGATCCGGCGGCTGACGCGCCCGTTCGCGCTGCCGTCGCTGGATCGGGAGATGGCCGCGCAGGCTCACCGGGAGGGCCTGGTGCCGACGCTGACGGGGCAGGCGACGAAGTCGGTGACGACGCCGCTGCCAGGCAACCCGAGCTGGCCGATGGGAACCCCGACGCCACCACCGATGACGATGCGCACGAATGGGACGATGACTCCGGTGACGACGGCTGGAGCAACATCGGAGGGTGAGCCCGACAAGATCAACCACGCCGCCAAGCTGGTTGAGCAGCACCGCATCACCCTCCCGGTCGGAGCCACCGGCGACAACGTCGCCGTCGCCCGGCTGCACGCCGAGGCCTACGCCCGTGCTCGCGGCTTCGAGATCAAGCCCGGCTCATTCAACGTGCTGAGCCACCTCAGCCCCGCCCACGGCGAGGAGCGCATCGGTGTCAGCTTCGAGCTCGTCGTGGGCACCGGCGACATCGACACCTCCCAACACACCGAGCGGTGGACCTGGGGCGGGGCGATCGACTGGTGGCGTCGGCTGATGGGGCCTGACCAGCCTGAGGGCAAGCTGCTGAGCCTGGTCGATGAGGCCGGTCGCCGTCGCGGTGGTCGCATCACCGGCATGCGCCCCGGCACACCGGGGTCTGAGGGCTTCGAGGTCGAGGGCCGATTCACCGATGGTGGGCAGCCGTCGGGCTTCTCCGGCTTCGCCAATCCCGGCTGGCTGGGGCCTGATGCGTTGCGCGGCTTCGACGCCGCCAAGGGCCTGGGCATGTTCGACGCCGTCGACCAGAGCCCGCCGTGGATGAGCCGGGCCGACGGCGACGACAGCGAGGGCGAGTGATGACCGGCGTACCTGATGAGGTCATCGAGCAGATGATCGCCAGTGACCGCGTCAATCTGCGTGACCTCGGCGTGATCGTCAAGGTGCTTGACGCGGAGGGGCTGACGTACTGCGACGGCGGCGAGGTCGACTACCTCAGGCTCGCCAAGATGATCATCAAGGCTCAGACCGCCGCCGGGCTGGGCACGTTCATCCTCGCTGACGTGCAGCAGGCCATGCGCGACGTCGCAGCTCGCGCCCGGCGCAAAGCCGAGCAGGCCACCGATGTCGAGCCCTACCACGGCAAGGCCGTTGACACCGGCATGGTCACCAGCCGGGTGCGGCTCACTCGCGATGAGTTCGCCGCGCTGGCCCGGGGCGAGTACCGACCGGGCGACATGCCCCTTCACGGCCCACCGCAGACGGTCGTAGACCCGCCGACGACCGATGCCTGACACCGTCAGCTCCCGCTCGGCGCGCGAGGCCCGCAACTGGCGCGTGCACGGGTGCGGGCCGACGCTGGCGATCGTGGTCGAGCCCGGCGGCGACCATGAGTGGCGCTTCGAGGGCATGGAGCACCCGTACGACGCGGCGATCGCGTTCGCTGCTGCTCGATTGAGGGGCGATCGGTTACCCTGAGCCGCATGGGAGCAACGGGACGGCTGGTCAACCATGATCCCGCCTCGCGCGGCTACGCAGCACCTCCCGCTCCCCTCAAACCCGTCTCCTGGCTGCATCGGCTAGGCCCGGTGCTCAACCAGGCCGACGTCAACGGCTGTGTCGGATGGACCGGGGCCGACTGGCTCAACGCCGCGATCGCGCTGCTCAACCGTCGCCGCTACAACCGGCTGCACGCTGCGCCTGCTGCCGAGCGCCACTACCTCGACAACACCGACGGCAAGGCCCTTTACGAGCTGGCGACGCAAAACGACCCGTTCAACTGGACCTACCCGCCGACCGACGGCGGCTCCTCGGCGCTGGGCCTGGGCAAAGCACTCAAGGCTGCCGGGGTGATCGACTCCTACCTGTGGACGTTCTCGTTTGCGCAGATGCTCGCCCACGGTGCACGCCAGCCGCTGTGCCTGGGCACGGTGTGGACCGACTCGATGAGCGACCCCGACTCCCGGGGCATCATCCGCGCCGGTACCGATGCGCAGGTCAAGGCAGCCGCAGATCAGGGCATGGGCCATGAGTACCTGCTGCGCGGCGTCAACTGGCCGCGCAAGCTCGCCCGCATCCGCAATCACTGGACCCCCGACTGGGGGCTGGGCGGCGAAGCCCTGATCCCGCTCGATGACCTGGAGCAGTTGATCATCAAATACCGGGGCGACGTGATGGTGCCGACGCTGGCGGTGACGAAATGACCCCGCACTGCTGGGCAGCCGTCATCATCAGCTGCGCGGCGTTCGGGCTGGCGCTGGCGGCGTTGTCGATCGCGCTGGTGGCGATCGGAGCCGGGGCATGACCGCGTCGTTGGTCGGCTGGCGACCCGACGAACTGCTGGTACCCGCGCTGCTCGCGGGGTCGCCGACGACGATGGACGACCTCAACGACGCCGACCGGGCGTGGGTGGTCGTGCTGATGACCGATGACGAGGGTATGACCGCTGACGAGATCGCCGACCGGCTGAGCTGCAGCGTACGTCTGGTGCGCACACTGCTCGCCGGGGCGGGCGTGGCATTGTGTCGCCTGTACCGCGCCGAGGTCGAGGCGTTCGAGCGCACGCTGGATATGACCGGCGGTGAGGTGGCCCGGCTGGCGTCCGAGCTCGCCGACAAGACCGCCGAATGCGCCCGCGTCGCGGTGCAGCGGGACCGGCTGATCGGAGTCGCCCTCGCAGAACGCGCCGGTGAGACCCACCGCTGCGGCTGCCCGGTGACCCGCTACAACACCTACGTCGACCCTCGGGGCAAGCGACAGTGCCGGGAGCATCGACGCCTGGCGGTCGCGCGGCATCGTGCAAAGCAGAAGGGTGTCGTCTCCCAGCTGGCGGGGTAGCCTGTCGGCATGGCTGCACGTTCTCGATCTCGCGGCTCACGATCGTCCCTCGCCAAGGGCCGATCCAAGGTCGCCCGGCGGGGCACCGGCGGGCCTCGACTGCACAGCGCAACCGGCAATGTCGGTGCGTTCTCGGCGCGCAGCGGCGGTCGGGGCGGCGGTCGCGGTTATCGCGGCTTCAAGTCCAAGAAGCAGTGGCGCTGGGCGTGGGCGACCGGCCAGCCCTGGGCACGCAAGAAGTCGCACGAGACCGCAGGCGGGCCGATCGTGCGCTACCGGCGTCTGCCCGCGAGCAAGCACTCCGGCCACAAGGGCGGTCCCGGCCCGAAGGGCTACTAGCGGTCGACCTCGGGCACGGTGCAGTCGACGGCATGGGTCGCGAGGAAGTGCGCACCGCAGACCTTGCAGCGGTCATCGTCACCGTAGGCCGACCGGGCGGCAATCAGCTCACGCAGGCGGCGCTGGCCCTGGCGGTGGCTGCAGCTCGCGCAATGCGGCTTGATGTTGTTGCGGCGGTAGGTGCCGCCCTGCTCGCCGGGGATGATGCGGTCGACGTACATCGTGCGCGCGTTGACCATCGCCCCGCACCCGGGCTCGCTGCATGGCACCTTCTCGCCGTCGCCGCCCCAGCCCGCAGCCGGGGTCAGCAGCCAGGCCCGGCGGGCGCGACGGTCGTAGCTGGAGCCGCGTTTGTCGTTGCCGGTAATCGAGCGTGACAGGCCCACCTCAGTGCCTCCGCTGTCGTCGGTAGCCCGGGATGATCGCCAGCAGCGTGACGATTGCCAGCAGCAGGCCCAGCTCAGGTGGTAGTGCGAACATAGCGATCAGGCTGGTGACCAGCACCGCGAGCAGTCGCATTGCGCTCCCCACTAGAACCACCGCCCGGTGCCGTTGCCACCGACCAGGTACACCAGACAGGCAAAGCACACTGCCGCGCAGCCGAAAAAGAACACGGCGGTCATAGCAGCCACCACCGTGAGCCACGAGGCGGGCGGCGCACCATGTAGCAGCCCCGCCCAAACAGAAATCCGCCGAGCAGGCTGGCGGCGATCTGCGTGCCCGGGGTCACCAGCACGATCGCCAGCGTGACCAGGCCAATCGCGATCATCCACGCGCCCAGCTCACTGCGTGCTGCTAGCTGCTGGTGGGTCATGCGCGTGGGTCCTCATCGCTCGGACCGTAGGTCCAGGTGATCTGGCCGATGCGGGGATAGTCAGGCCGGTGCCACAGCCGCCACCACCAGGCACGGAGCCGGGCGATCATGACGCCACGTACCCGTCGCAGTCGGAGCGCAGCCCGTCGATGTCGTGCGACCGGGCCGACCAACCACACCGCGCACAACGCGAGCCGGTGCGCTGACCGGAGCCGATCGACGGCGGAGGCGGGCGGTAGCTCGCGAACGCAGCACCGCGCTGGCGCGGGCTGGTGGCTCCGATCTCAGGGTGAGCGAAGCGGTTGCGCAAGATGATGCGCGCCAGCTTGCGCTGCTCGGCGTTGTCGGCCAGCTCAAGGATGAGCGATTCGACGCGGTCGGCGATGTCGACGGGCCTCAAGTCAGGTACCTCTGCTTTCCGATGATGCCGGGCCAGTTGCCGCTGCGGTACCACCGCCCGAACAGCAGCACCAGCTCGCGTTCGCCGGGGTACAGCAGCCGCTCATGCATGACGCTGCGGTGCCGACCTGCGGGCATCACCGATCCGACCCACCCCATCGACGGCACTAGCGCCATGCCGTCCATGAGCCCGCCGTCGATCTCGGGGTCACGGGTGTGCCGGGCGCTCATCGCGGGCACCAGCCCTTCGCGCCTTGGCACTCGCCGTCGATGCAGTGCTCGCACTCGACTGAGGGCACCCGCACCGGCCCGTGCGAGGGGCACGACAGACGTCCAACTTGATCACAGGCTCCGCAGCGATCGGGTCCGCGCTGCAGCTCGATGAGCACGTCGAGCTTGTCGTTCATGTCGCGCAGCAGCGTCAGGAACGTGTTGACGGTCTCGGCGATGTCCAGGTTGATCTTGGGCAGACCGGGCAGTCCCATGTCAGATGACCTCGCTTCCGTTGCGGTCTTCCACCTTGGCGACGTTGACCCACCCGGCCTTCGGGTCGCGGCGGGCGATGACGACGTCGTTGTGCCCCAGCACGTGCCCGGCCCCGCCTTTCCATTTCGGCTCCACCAGCAGGAATGCCGGGCGTCGGCCCCGGGTCAGCGCAACCTGGCCGACGCGCTCGATGCGGGTCGCGCCGTTGAGCACGCGCACGGTCTGCGCGGCCTTGTAGGCGGCGAAGATCGACACATGGCAGTCGGCGATGTCGACGGGGTCGATCTCCACAAACGGCCCGCACTGGTCCTGGGCCTTGGCGATGACCTCATCCAGCAGTCGCTGGCGTAGGGCCGTCGGGTCGGTGTCGGTCATGGTTCGTAGGTTCCCTTCGTGGTCAGGCGCAACCCAGCGCGGCGCAGGTTGGCGATGTCGTTCTTGCGACCCCGATACTCACTCGGGGTGCTGGCGAGCGTGGTGATGAGCTGGCCCTGGTAGTAGACCTTGTGGTGCCCGCCCCGGGTGGGTGGGTCGACTTGGCCTCCGGCGGCTTCGATGGCGGCGATGAGGCGGCGTAGCTCTCGGTTGCAGCCTTTGCGCGTCTTGGTGCGGCGGCTGCCTGATTGCGGTGTCTGCTGTGTCATCGTCAGCACCAGAACCGATCGTCGTAGCGCACGATATTGATGCTCGCGCCGCCCTCCATCACGTCAAGGTAACCCTTGAGATCGGCGAGGCTCTGCTGCTCCAGCCGCGACACCAGCACGCCGGTGCGCAGGTTGATCTCGGCTCGATTGCCGGTCTTGACGTTGACCGCCTCGATGACGTTGTAGGTCTCGGCGTAGCGCACGGTGCGCCGCCCGGTGACGGCGAACGCGGTGTCGACCACGGTCGGGTAGAGCTCGCCGCGCACTGGCCGGTAGACGTCGCCGACCGCCAGCTCCGATGCGTCGATGATGTGACCCATGATCGGGCCTCCCTTCCGGCGGGTCGGTCCCGCCTCACTCAATCCAAACTACCCGACGTCGTCGGGTAAGTCTATAGCCTCCGGTGTGCTCACTTTTGGGTCACGATCCGCCGCCGGGGCTGGCGCTGCAGGTGCTCATCGAGCTGACCGACCAGACTGGGGCGCGGGGTCTTCGGCGC